ATTCTTTGAAAGGAGGTTCGCTTTATGTCTACAGACAAAGCAACCAAAACCAACGGTGATTTGTCCGAGAAGCAAGTAGCACGATTTGTTAACTCACATTTCGTAGATACTAACTTCAGCGATTATTTCACCACAGATGGTTACACCAAGTTGAAGGCTAGCCTGGGCAGAACGGCCAAGGGTCAGCCGAAGGTGTACACCGCTCCATTCGCCAGAAGTGGCGACACCGAAATTCCGATGGAAGATGTTCTGTCGGATTGGAGGCAGATTCTAGTATCGGTGGCCGATAAGTGGCCTTCGTTATTGGAATTTGAAGATGACCTCGCGAAGAAGGTCGGTCCGTTATCCGTCGAAAAGCCAGTCAGGGAGCGATTCGCGGATATCGCACATTACTACCTGGATATCCTCCATCCAGGAGCTCCAATTGATCAGAGTGCCATTAAAGCTGTGATTGCGGAGTTCGCAGGTTTGCGCGGCCTGCACCCACGTAGCCTTAGACAAACATGGTTAAACATGAAGAAGTCTACAAGCGCGGGTTCACCCACTATGGGCAAGCGACGTGATTATGGATCAGATCAAGTCAAGAGCACACTCCACCTCATTGATTGGCGACACGGTCCGGATATTGGTGTGAAATATGCCAAACCGATAGAGGGACCAAACCATGATAATTTCTGGCTGTGTGCAGTTGTGGGTTGGAGAGGACAGGAAGGCGGTCCTACTCCTGATGATGTTAAACAGCGGGTTATTTGGATGTTTCCCGTGGCTGTTAACATTCATGAGTTGTCAGTGTATCAACCATTAATCGAGGCGGCCCAGAAACTCGATCTTGTTCCAGCTTGGGTTAGCATGGAAAGTGTTGATAGACACATCACAAACCTTTTCGATACAAAGGGGGCTAACGACCTGGTGGTGTGTACAGACTTCTCAAAGTTCGACCAACATTTCAATGCCAATATGCAAGATGCAGCGAGGGCCATACTTACTGCTATTTTGCGTGATGGCAAGACTTCGCGTTACTGGTTGAACGAGGTTTTCCCGGTTAAATATGCCATCCCTCTAGCCTGGGAAATTCCTGATGAGCCCTTTGAAGACGGAATGGTCACCCTCTTCAGAGGCTTTCACGGTATGGCTTCTGGTTCGGGAGGAACCAACTGCGACGAGACTCTTGCTCATAGAGCGTTGCAATATGAGGCGGCCATACGGCGTGGACAAAGACTTAACCCTCACTCAATGTGTTTAGGCGATGACGGGATACTCTCATATCCTGGAATAACAGTGAGTGATGTTGCTGAAGTGTACGAGTCTCACGGTCAAGAGTGCAATATCTCTAAACAGTATGCTTCAACTCAAGACTGCGTTTACCTCAGAAGGTGGCATCACACCAACTATCGCGAAGATGGGGTATGCGTCGGGGTATATTCGACGTGCCGTGCTTTAGGCAGACTGCGTTACCTCGAAAGGTACATGGATCCTGAATTCTGGAATGATAAGATGGTAGCCCTGAGACAGATCTCCATAATTGAGAATTGTAAATACCATCCACTCTTTGAAGAATTCGTAGAGTTTTGCATGAAGAGGGATAAATATAGGCTTGGTATAGATATCCCAGGCTTCCTTGATCATATTGAAGATCATGCTAAGGAAGCTATCGATCACATGCCCGGTTTCCTTGGTTTTGTCAAGACTATGCAAATGCGATTGAACCGCGCAAATGCAAGCGACCTTGGCATCTCCAATTGGCGAGTAGTTAAATACTTGAAATCGAAAGCATAAATCGAGATGGTGCAGTAAACCATCGGGGCTCGC